CAGGATTTTCGAAGCACTTTTAAAGGGTGTGAGTACTCGATTTGGGCTACGAACCATTGCGAAGTATATCGAAAATCTGGATTTCATCTTTTGTCAATCCTTCCAAAATCTTCGTTTGGGGAGCATAGAATTCTTTTCTTTTGTAAAGGGTTTGCAAAAGGTGTACACAAATTTTATGCTCCCCAAACGAAGATTTTGGAAGGTTTGACAAAAGATGAAATCCAGATTTTCGACTGACTTTTCAATGGTTCGTAGCCCAAATCGAGTACTCACACCCTTTAAAAGTGCTTCGAAAATCTGGATTTCATCTTTTGTTCCTCCTTCCCAAATCTTCGTTTGGGAGGGATAAATTTTGCTAGCGACCCTCCAACCGGGCTTGGGCGACTTTACGCTTCCCAAAATCTTCGTTTGTAAAAGGATGAACCAACATCTCCCTTTGTGGGGAGCATGGCCGTTGTCATCATTTTGATGAAACATCATCACACGGACTGGGTGTCCGTATCACCCGTTTGATGCGCTACTTTTTGTTGCTCGCCCGTGTGAGTCGCCACGGAGTTAAAGACACGCGAGGATGAAACAACATGGACCACGCGCGCATGGAGGGTCCGTACGCAGGCCAGCACACCGGGTCGGACCCGTGCCGGAAGGCGCGTGGGGCGAACCACACCGGCCCCGGTCGCTGCGGCTGGCTCGACCAGATCCCGTTCAAGCTAAAGTGGGACGCGTTCGTCGCCGCCGACGACGGCGGTGGCGAGCGCGCCATCGCCGAGAGCCGCCACCTGAGCTACGACGAACGACAGGGGCTCTACGACACGCAGATGCTAGGTGCGATTGCGCCCGACGAGCTATACGTCCCGGAGCAGTGCCGGTTGCCCGCGGGCCTCGACGCGCAGTACCCCAACTTCACCGAGAAGTGTAGCCGGTTCTACCAGAACTGCGCGACGCGGGCGGGGTGCGCGACGGACGCGCGGGTCATGCGCCTCGACAACGCAAGCATCCGTGCGGTTATGACGCAGCACCAGGCCGCGATCTGCGCGGGCACTTTCTACCCCCCGATCGGCGAGTGGGACGTGAGCCGCGTCACCGACATGAGCGACCTGTTCCGGCGATGGCGTACATTCAACCAGCCGATCGGCAACTGGCAGACGGCGCAGGTCGAAAACATGACGAACATGTTCTTCGGCGCGCACGTGTTCGACGCGCCGATCCAGGCGTGGGACACACGGCGGGTCACCGACATGAGCTCGATGTTCGAACACGCCCTCGCCTTCAACCAGCCGATCGGACGCTGGGACACGCGGAGCGTAACCGACATGACGTCGATGTTCGCCACCGCGTGCGCATTCAACCAGCCGCTCCACTTTGCGACGGACGGCGTGCGGAGCATGTCGTTCATGTTCGCCAACGCGCATGAGTTCAACGAGGCCGTCCATTTCAACACGGCGTCCGTGACGAGTATGACCGGGATGTTTGAGGGCGCACGCACGTTCGACCAGACGCTGCGCTTCGACACGTCGTCGGTGGAACGAATGGCCTCGATGTTCGAGCACAGCGCCATGTTCAACAACGGCGGCGTGACGCTCGAGTTCGACACGACGCGGGTGCGGGATATGAGCCGTATGTTCCGGTGCGCGGTCGCGTTCCAGCAAGATGCGATGCTGAGCAACATGGGCCGCGTGACGCACGTCCAGCACATGCTCTTTCGCTTTCACAACGGGCCACTTGCACGCGTCATTACGACGCGTGTCAACCGGCTAGCGGTCGGGTTCACCGAAGTGTCGGGTCGGATCATCGTACGCTCGCTGTGATGGTTTCTGCATTGGTGAGCACCGTACATGCGTACCAGCCGTTTTAACCACCACAAGTGGCGCGCTCCAGACGCAGTAGCATCTGCTCGATCCTCATTTGGATGACACTGCTGTGTGACCAGTCGACGTGGGACGAAACGCTTGACGTGGGGCTGTTTGCGTGCGCCCCCGCCCATTCCGCGTCGCCTGATACGGATACGGTCCGCAAAATGCCCATCTCGTAGGGAACGTCGTACCAAGTCGCCGCGTCGAACGTGCGTGGTGAGCATCGGTCCGTGTCAAAGCCACGCACGACCACGTCGATTCCGTGCCGTACGATAAAGTCTCGATGGATAGGACACGGACAATCCTCAATCACTTGGTCGACGAATCGACAGGCTTCGATGACACGCGCCCGGTGTGGCATGCGTGCGTGCGGGTGTAGCGGTGGTTGGTGCAGCCCACCTATGGCGTCACTGCACACGCCCACGAGAAGCACTTCACCCAGTTTCTTGCAGGCTTGAAGGAATGATGCGTGTCCATCGTGAAACGAAATGCCGTTCATGTCAGTGTACACGACGACCATGCTTATTATCCATTACATCTGCCGTTTAAAACGACGAAACTAACGGAAGCGGCCCTGTCCATTTGGTCGACGTCTTTCGAAATGACAGGATGATGATATCACGACGAGTCGGTCGAGTATCAAGATGAGAGCATGATGTGCGTGACAGCGTGTCGAAGTTTACCCCACCAAACGAAGATTTTGGAAGGAGGAACAAAAGATGACATCCGGATTTCGAAGGAAGCACTTTTCAAGGGCGTGAGTACTCGATTTGGCCCAAATCTTCGTTTGGGGGGGCATAAAATCTCATTTGTAATAGCATGGCTATGTCTCTGTCGAACTCATAGCATGACAATGTGTATGTAAAACTCACAAGATGATGATAGCATGATGTGCATGTCGACATCACAAGATGATGATAGCATGACGATTTTGTCCGTAAAAGAAGAGCATCAGTCGTGTTGAAAGGGTGTGCGTGCCAGTCGTGTGAAATGGCGTGCGTGCCAGTCGTGTGAAATGGCGTGCGTGCCAGTCGTTTGAACTCACGTGTCTCACTCACGACTCCATCGTTGCAACAGTGCGATCACATCTCTGCGGGTACATTGTCCATGAAAAGCCATCGTGAACACGTACGCGACGCACCGGATTTGCGACTCGCTGAGGCCCATGCCACGTTGCAGTTGCATGTAAAGATGCTTCACCGCATACAACTGTCGGTTCATGTCCACTCTCTGACACTCGTCTAGCATGCCCAGGTAATTATCGCTGCGGTCGATGCGCTGCGTGACGCATGTGTGGTTGCTATAAAATGCCCGGGTCGTGTACAATGCGTTTTCATTGTTGGTAAAGTTGATGCATATCTCATTGTCTATGTGCCGACCGTTGGCGTCGGGTAATCGCCCGTGCTTGTCAATGACCGATTGGATGTAGTGCCGACCAATCACATATGCGACCGTGCTGAGCCCCGTGCCGTGTGTAAAGTGTGCGTCATTGTTCAAGGGATGTTCGAACGGGACGAAAAAGTCGTGCAAAAACACGATATCGACGTGAGCGGCGTGGCGATTCAGAAAGCGAATCGCCCGCTTCATGGTCCGGCGGGTCGCGTCATTCGCGACAAAGTCATCTTCGAACACGACGCAGCACCCCGCTTTCGGAAATGCATCGATAAAATGCCTCCAGACTCGCACGTGCGAATCGAAGCATCCATAGACACCTCCACGGTGGTCTTTCGTAAAGTGCGGGTAGATCACACGAGTAGGGCACATTCGCATGCGCCTGAACTGGGTGTGCGAGTGCATCCGTCGGTCGACGCGATGCGCCAGATTAACGCAGTATATGGGGTGCGTTGTGTCCATTCCGTGTGTCTAATAATCCCAAAAAAAAACAGATTCGATTTCTCCAAAACGAGGATGCGGGACGGATGAACGAAACGTACGATGCGTCTTTTCGACGCAGCTTCATAGAAAAGGCTCATCGAACCGTGAGTCGAACGTTTCGTCCGGTATCTACCGGGGTTGTTTTCCAGGCTACGCGTCCAAGGGCGGTGCAAAGAACGACATGACCGCACCAAGCGCCGGATTTCGGCACGCATCCTCCTCGTGTAGAATCAGGTGCCGCGCGTTGGCCACACGCAACACCCGACAACTGCCCTCCCGAGTGGCATTGAGATGCTTACAATAGGCATATTGTCCGTAGGCGTCGACCACGCTGTCCTTTTCGGCTTGTAAGACCAGCGTTCGGACAGCCCGGTCACACGCAACCGGGCGACACGACCGACGCGACGCTTCATACGCATCGACGAGCCATCGGAGGGTTACCCCCGAGAGGCGTGCGTCGTGCCGCTTTCCAAGCGCGTCCGTCCACTTGGCGCGTCGCGCTGCCCATCGCCTGTGCAGTCGTCGCATGCTGTGCGACATGTCGTCGTCGGAAAGTGCGGTCGTCGACAAGAATGCGGCCTCCGCCGAGGCAAAGTCGCTGCCGTATACCCGCACGGAGTCCACGAGCGGCAAGAGCAGCCGCAGCACGCGCGAGGCGAGTAAGACGGATACGGATGGAGACACCTTGATTCGGTGCATCGGCGTGATCATCGCCACGGACGCCGTCGGCGAGGCCACGCTCGAGAGGTACAAGGACGCGACGGTCCCACCCATCGAGTTGGCGAGTAGATGCATGGCCCCCGGGCGACACGCCCGCCGGTCGCACACCAACGCGACGAAACGGCCCAGGTCGCTGACCAGGTGGTCGAATGCGTCGACGTGCCCCTTGTCCGCGTGAGCGTCGCCATCGACCAACCGAGACGAAAACCCTTGCCCGCGGTGGTCGTACGCGTACACCGAAAACCCGTTGCGGACGAAATCGTAGATGACCTCCTGGTACATCGCCACGGCTTCGGTGAAGCCCGTGACCAAGACCACGTATCCATGTCGCTCGTCGTAGGCGTCGTAGAGGCGATAGTGCACGTGGATGGGGCGCCCCTTCGCCGGCTCTCCCGCAAACGACCCGACGGTGACCGTCGCCAGCGCCTTCGTGGCCTCCTCGACCTGCCACCATGTCATCCCTTCGAAGGCCTCATCGGTCGACAACACCCAGTGCGGCGGCGCGATCGGTACGAAGTCGCCGGTCCAACAACCATCGCGGTCGATGCGGTGCGCTTTGTAGAACCACTCGAGCAGTCGGCCGACGAGTCTACGGATGCACCCATGGTCGAAACAATGAAACACACGTATCCACCACGTGCAGTCCATCTACCATTTGTTTTACAAAACACACCGACAAAAAAATGGAAACGATTTACACTGTAATGATTCGAGGTACGTTCGTTTTATTGTCTGGATATACGCACACACACAAATCAGCCTTTCATCTTTTGTTCCTCCTTCCAAAATGTTCTTTTGGGAGGGGTAAAACTCGACCGATACATGGCATGTATATCTAACCAGCCTGTTGTTCTTACACGAGCATCATGATGCCATCTTGAATTAGGCAGGCACATCACGCAATCGTCATCTTGTTACTTTGAGAGACAGCCCATGTGGGAACTTCACTGGGAACCAACTTCACTATTACATCAGGCTATCTTTCTATTGTGATCTCGAGAGACACGCCTTCATGCTATAATAAATAGTCCATTTGTGATTTCGACAGACACTTCGTCATGCTATCATCGGTTTGCACTTTGGCGAGCAAAAAGTCGCACTTTCAGCCCTCGGTCTAAATGGGTATGAAAAACGTAGATAAGAACATCGATAAGTGCAACAAGCAACGATTTGGGTCGGAACACGCGTCATAATGCCATGAAAATGGACAGTAGAGTCGATTGAGTTGCATTCAAACACCCAAATCATTGCTTGTTGCGCTTATCGATGTCATTATCTACGTTTTTCATGCGTCTTTTACCGATGGTTGAAAGTGCGACTTTTGGCTAGCCACACTGATATCGACACTGAGTCGACAAGACACATGGTCATGCTATTACCATTGGATGTAGACTGACGCACCCACCCTTTAACACGACGTCGCACCCCCCTTTAACACGACGTCGCACGCCCCTTAACACGACGTCGCACGCCCCTTAACACGACTGATGCGATGTTCTTCTACGGACACAATCGTCATGCTATCATCCTCCTGTGATTTCGACAGACACATCATCATGCTATCATCATCCTGTGATTTCGACAGACACATCATCATGCTATCATCATCCTGTGATTTCTACAGACGCTTCGTCATGCTATCACCAACTTAGATTTCGCCTAACGCACGCCCCTTTAACACGACTCGCACGCACGCCCCTTTTACTTTTCTACTTACACGAGCATTATGATATCGTGCGACTTTGACACACACACACACAAGTCTTCATTCTATCAACAAGCGATGTCGACCAATTGCATTTTTGTAATTCTATGCTCCCCCAAGCGAAGATTTTGGAAGGTTTGACAAAAGATGAAATGCAGATTTTACCCCTCCCAAACGAAGATTTTGGAACGAATGACAAAAGAGGAAATCCGGATTTTCGAAGCACTTTTCAATGGTTCGTAGCCCAAATCGAGTACTAACGCCCTTGAAAAGTGCTTCGAAAATCCGGATTTCCTCTTTTGTCATTCGTTCCAAAATCTTCGTTTGGGGAGCATAGATTTTCGAAGCCTTTTTCAATGGTTAGTAGCCCAAATCGAGACTCACACCCTTGAATAGGGGATTCGAAAATCCGGATTTCATCTTTTGTCAGTTCTTCCAAAATCTTCGTTTGGGAGGGGTAAATTCCGAACCAACATCTCAGTACTGTATATGTCTTCGAAGCACCTTACAACGAGTCGTAAACCTAATCAGGTACGAACACCCTTGAAAAATGCTTCGAAAACATACTCTGAAAGGGTTCGTCCACCCAATGGCACCCATCCAAATGATTGGGCCAAATCTTCGTTTGGGATGGGCAAAAATGCGCATGTCGAACTCACGAGATGCTCGCATGATGATGTGTCTTTCGACCTCACACAGTGATGATGTCATTCTGGGTGTGCCGTGTTGAATGGGCGCCAGCCGAGCAACATGCCGATGTGTCATTCGAACTCACGATTCACAAGATGATGGCCGATGTGTCTGTCAAACTCACACGAGCCACAAAGATGATATATGTCGAACTCAAGTTTATGAAGCTTATCCATCCCAAACGAAGATGTTCGGAAGGTCGAACCAACCCTTTCAGAGCGCGTTTTCGAAGCACTTTTCAATGGAGACTCATTGGAGAGAGTACTCTATTTGGGCTAAGAATCGTTGAAAAGTGCTTCGAAACCGTGGCTTCCAACAAGACGCAATGCATCCACAAATCCTCAATAAAACATGCATGAGCCCATCGGTCCAAGGCATGATTATGCGCAACAAGTCGACCACGTTATCATGAGCGAGATGCTCGGCTATCTCGACAGTCTGTTAATAGACGCTTCCGAGTATCTATACGCGCTGTACCAATCATGGGCAACGCACTACATGACCAACCAATTGGGGAAAGACGTGCTGGAAGTACTTGTAGCGGGTCGCCGACGAGCGTGGTGGTGCGCTCGTCCCATCATGGCGACGCGCGAAACGCCACTTGCGAGTCCTTTCGACCCTGAACACTCCGAGTTGATACAGCGATATTATGCGCAGTTGCTGGAGCATCAAATGAAGAAAGGAAATGCACGGATAGTCATCCATTGTAGAATCCGATGGGATGAACACACTCATGATCACACTCACTCCAACGTGATTGTATTGATGCGCGATGAGATGACGGGTCAGTGGAATGCGACGGTCATCGAACCGGGAGAGAGGATGTGCCAGCCGTTCGTCCGACTGGTACGCCGGCTCTTCGCTTCGTCTCAGACACTACGCATGTGTCAGGTCCGGTTGGTCGCGGCTCATGCGCAGCGAAAATACAGAGCGTACGCGACGACGCTCGGATACGGAAGATTCCCGGTATGTCGCCACCTGACCCTCTTTTTAGCGTATCGGGCTTTACGCGGCGAGTCGGTGCAATACCAGACCGTCCACCGAGACGACGTCGAGATGCAACTACACCGACCCTTTTTGTCCTTTTGTGAGACAGTGCTAGATGCGGATGTCGAGACACGGATGTCGAGACCCGTGTGAATACAAGTCTTTAAAGGGCGTGGGCGGTAGTGGTAGTCGAATCGCTCAGATTGCTGAGACCGTTGAGACCCGACGCCCCAAGAAGGTGCTCGATGATGCAACGCAGATGGTGGTTTGAGATCTCGACGCGCTTGTCGTTCAGCAGGACCTGCAGGATGCACCGGTCGTAGTCCTCGCGTGCGATCATCGTTTCGACGCACGCTGGCCCACACACCGACGGGTCCACACGATGGTCCTTCAGCAGCACGCTCACCGTCGCGTGGCTTCGGTGCGACAGCGCATCTTGTAGTGCGGCTTGGTTCATCGACGACGGGTCGACTCGGTGGTCGTCGAGCAGGTCGGCGACCACCGCCGCGTGATTGTGAACGCACGCACACCGCAGCGCGTGGTTCTGCGCGGCGGTCGGGTCGACGCGCGCATCTTGCAACAAGCGCTGCACTACCTCGCGGTTGCCCGACTGGCAGGCCGTGCGCAGGGCGAGGTTGTTGGACGCCGCGACATCGACCACGTTCTGCTCAATCAGCATGTTCAACAGCGAGGCAAACCGTCGGTTCCGAGTGTCGTATTTCTGGCGGCAGACCCACACGAGCAGCGCCTCCAGCGCGCTATCCAACTCTCGCCGATAGGAGCATAAAGACGCGACCACGATGGTCGCGGTGTCGGGTTGATGCTGGGCGATGCAGATGCGAATACACCGGTCCAACGTCGCGTCGGAGAGCATGATCCCCGAAATGCTGAGGCACGTGCGGAGCGCGTCCGAGTGATGCTGCTTGCAACACTCGATCACAAGTTGCTCCAAAAACTGCACGCAGCATGGACTGCCGAGGGACGACAGCGCGTGCACGACGCCCTCCTCGCCCAAATGGCGCGACTGATACAAGGATACTATCAGCGACTCTTGCCCTTTCATGTGGCTTCGCTGTGTGTGCACACCATCGACTAGTTTTAAATCGTTTCGTGTGTTTGTGACCGGCCGGGGCACGTGGTGTGATGGGAAAACGCGTTTGCGAGACTTATAACTCTACCCCACCCAAACGAAGATTTTGGAAGGATACCCACCCAAACGAAGATTTTGGAAGGATACCCCTCCCAAACGAAGAGTTTGGAAGGCCGAACAAACATTTCAGAACGCATTTTCGAAGCACTTTTCAAGGTTGAGTACAGGATTTGGGCGACAAAACGTTGAAAAGTGCTTGGAAAACGCGTTCTGAAATGTTTGTTCGGCCTTCCAAACTCTTCGTTTGGGGAGCATAAAGGAGGAACAAAAGATGAAATACGGACTTTAAAAGCACCTTTAAAGGGCGTGAGTACTCGATTTGGGCTACGAACAATTGAAAAGTGCTTCCTTCGAAATCCGCATTTCATCTCTTGTTCCTCCTTCCAAAATTTTCGTTTGGGGAGCATAAACTCGTGTCTTTTTTCATGGACCGCTCTCATTGATTCGAAACGCACTCGGGTGCGTTTTTTGTTCGGCCTTCCTAAATCGTCGTTTGGGGTGGTTTCCGCTGCATGTTGAAACATTTCCGAACGCGTTTTCGAAGCACTTTTCAAGGGTGTGAGAACACGATTTGGTTCGGCATTCCGAACTCGTCGTTTGGGAGGTGGTACATTGCACTGGTAATGTCAACGCCTACATGTGAAGGTGCGCGTGCCAACCACCAAAGCAACTGCACTCTCCCAATTTTTTGGAGTCCCAAAACGAACATGTACCTGCGAAAAAAAAAGGCTCGTTCGGGTGGTGTCATGGGTGCACAACGCCACAGGTGGGATATAGAGCGCCGATGAGCTCGTTCAACTCCGCCCTCGACACACTCCGTGCGATGTACTTGGAGTATAAAAACGCCTGACGAATGCGAATTTTGTCCACCTCGCCACAGGCGTGCGCCAATTGGAAAAGGTACCGGACGATGTCGCGATTTCCATAGATGCACGCGTTCAAGTACACCTTCTGTAGAATGTACGCGTGGTCCAATTTCTTTCGAATGACCGATTCGTACAGCTCTGCGAGCTTCTCGAGCTCACCGCGTTTGACGAGGTGCGTCGCCATTCGGATAACGGTGTGCTCGTCCATTACTATCAAATTTAATCTCATCGACCTGGTGGTGCTCCACATCGTGCATTTCATTGTTGCGAGCCAAATATGCGCACGAACCAAGATTGGGGAAGATCGAACCAACCTTCCAGAATGCGTTTCCCAGGGAAGCACTTTTCAAGGGTTTGAAACCGTGTGAGTACTGTATTTGGGCGACGAATCGTTGCAAAAGTGCTTCGAAACCGCGCGCGCTGTGAAAGGTTGGTTCGGTCTTCCCAAACGAAGATTTGGGAAGGAGGAACAAAAGATGAAATGCGGATTTCGAAGGAAGCACTTTTCAACGGTTCGTGGCCCAAATTGAGTACTCACGTCCTTGAAAAGTACTCGAAAATCCGCATTTCATCTTTTGTTCCTCCTTCCCAAATCTTCGTTTGGGAGGGGTAAATCTATGCTCCCCAAACGAAGGTTTTGGAAGGATTGACAAAAGATGAAATCCAGGTTTTCGATATACTTTTCAATGGTTTGTAGCCCAAATCGAGTACTCACACCCTTGAAAGGTATATCGAAAATCTTGATTTCACCTTTTGTCAATCCTTCCAAAATCTTCGTTTGGGAGGGATAAAATCTTCTTTTGGGGGGCGCATGATGCTTGTCATGCCCAAATCTTCGTTTGGGGAGCATGCACCATGTAGCGAGTATACATGGAATTTATAACGGTCATGATTCCCCGTGTCCAAACATGACTCGTCAAAGTCCCGTACCAATCCGGCGTGTCACGCCGCCGCGCGCACAAGTCTCGCACATGTCGTTTCCCACATGGGTGGCAAACTACTCGGAAACCAGCAGTCGAATGTCGTACCGCTGTGTCCCACGGTGACTCTGGATTGTGCACCCAAAATGGACGCGGTCGCCCGCAATGAGTGGGATGGGGTACGCATGCTCGTATTGAAACGTTCGGAAGCGCATGGGTGCCTTCTCCACCACGGCCCGCAGCAATTTTCCACAGCAGATGTTGAAGGCGCGTTTGTCCGTCTCGCCCAACGCGGCCGTGCTCGTGAAATGATCGTAGTTGCGATCCCATTGTTGTCGGCACGATGAGACGATGGCGTGTCGAAGTTCGGATTGGTTCAAAATGGACGCGCCACCTCCACTGGCGTCCGCGTTCGTCTGGTGCAAAAAGCGCAGATACGCCGATGCGACTCGCTCCCATACATCGTCCATCCCACCGAACGCTCGACAACCTTCATCGCCCGGGAACGTATACAACGCCACCATCGGCGAGTCGAGGCAGCTCGCTGCGTGCAGTACCAGCTCCGACGACGGTCGTTGGGGGCGCAAAAATTTGACGCAGAACGTGTTTTGGAGCTGCGCGAGCGAGATGGTGTGCTGAATAGTCGCGTCGTGCGGACATCGACCCGATACGTAAACGTCGATGGTCCGCATCCGTGTTACATTTTGCTTTAAAAAAGAACGATTTTTTAGCATGAGTGCGTCGGACATCCTCGCCGACACACAGATGCGTGGCGACGAGCTAGTGCTGAAGGTGCGCAACTCAGCGCTCAACGGCCGCTCGCTATTGACGCTACCCGAGTTCGTCCACCCACACGAAGTCGATGAGCTAATGAGCACGTTCAACGAGGTTAGCAAGGACTTGGTCTTGGAATATAACTACACGCGTGTCGACAAGCGAACATTGACGTTACAGGCCCTGTTAAAGCCCGTCTTCACCAAGCTCGGCGAGTCCCAGAAATACGCGCACTTTCGAGTCTGTCGGGAAAGCGATCGAGCGTTTCACGGCGAGAGCGTGTCCGAAGTACCACTCGACATCCGTGTGCCCGACGGCGTGCAACCGGTCCCCGTCCGCACGATTCGGGTCGAACAAATCGACGAAGATGCTGGCGCTTTCCTCGTGGTCCACATAACGATGTGCGACCAAGTCGCATCGTACAAAAACGTGCACACGGTTGTTGGTTTCTTGAAGAAGGTCCTGCAGGGGCTGTGCGAACACACCCCCGGGACGGGGTAGTTGCTTCGCTCCCACTCTCTATCTCTCTCTTTCTCTTGAGGCGCTTATTCCCTCCCAACAACGAAGATTTTGGAACGCAGAGACGTTCCGAACCATTGTTGTTGCGTTTTCATGCCACTTTCCGACCGAGGGTCCTGGCGATGGAGCGAAAGCGAAGCCTTTGGCGTCGCCACAGCACCCGAAAGGTCTGCGTCTGTTCGGCCAGGTCATAATCGGCCTTCCAAAATCTATGCTCCCCAAACAAAGATTTGGGAAGGAGGAACAAAAGATGAAATCCAGATTGTCGATATACTTTTCAATGGTTCGTAGCCAAAATCGAGTACTCACGCCCTTGAAGCTGCGTCGAAAATCCGGATTTCATCTTTTGTTCCTCCTTGCAAAATCGTTTGGGAGGGATAAAATCGTCGTGTGCGAGTCGAAAGCGGTCATCACCCGTTTTACTCGATGCAATGATTTAAATCGTGTTAAAATGGTACCTTTCAGTCTACAGATGTCGACGGCCGAGTGTGGTATCTGCATGACAGAGATACCCAAACGACAGTTTGTCTCGTGCACACGATGTGTGAATGGCATGTGCATCCGATGCTTCCGCACCATCGCCACGTCGACGAGTAAGCCCGACGTGGACTGCCCCTACTGCAAGGTTGCATTCACCACGAGTCACGTCGAGGCGCAGCTCACCAAAGTGCAAATCGCGGCGAGGCGCGTCAACCTCCTGGTGAAACGCGAGTGCGACTACATTCAGCTGACGTGCGCGTACATCTCGGAGATGACGAACCTCTGCGCGCTCATGACGACGCTGCAAAACCTGCAGCTGCGAATCGCCAACATCCGCATGCAGCAGTTTCCTCTCACGTTCCCACTCTCGCGAGAGGCCGTCGCGAGCCGCGCAGAGATCGGACTCTCGAACCGCCTGCACAACGACCTCGAGCAGATGCGGTTGCGAATGACGTGCGTATCCACCCACGTCGCGCAGATCGTCAGCGCCAGCATTCATCTCCCCGATATCCTCGTCGAGGATTGTGTGAGCAACGCGTTCGAGTCGCGTTCAAGCCACGCGCGCCTACCGACGTACGACGCATCGCCCGACCTGCAGGAGCTGCTCGCCATCGGACTGTCGCTTTTCGACCGGCACGTCGTGCGCCCGAACGCCTTCCAACATGCAGCGGTGCGCATCGCCAGCATACGAGCGTCGCACACCATGAACCACTTGGCTAGAATCCTAAGAAGCAAGTGCAAACAGTCTCTGAAGATGGGCGAACTCTACGACGAGATGTGGTCGGCGATCGAACAAGACAGCGCGAGCAAAAACGCCGACCCCACGACGCGCATCACCGCGTTCCTCGATAAGACGGCGCGCTCGACCAAGCGGCCCCCGGAGCTGAAAGCGTGGCTATCGCTCTATGGTCGATGGCGAGCTGCGTCGACGAATGCGTGATCCAGCTGCACACAGCCACGCGTGGAACCGCGTGGGCATCTTCCGTGCGGCTCCCGCATCTGCTTATACATTCGGCGCCGGCGCGGGTAAGCGTCGAGCCAGGACTTGCTCCATCGCGAGCCGTCGAGTCTTTTCATCCCAAACGAAGATGTTGGAACGATGAACAAAGATGAAATCCGGATTTCGAAGGAAGCACTTTTCAATGGCGTGAGTACTCGATTTGGGCAACGAACCATTGAAAAGTGCTTCCTTCGAAATCCGGATTTCATCTTTGTTCATCGTTCCAACATCTTCGTTTGGGGCAGCCGTCGGCAACTAGTCCCCTTTTTTTCGACAATCTCCATTTTGAACATTTCGACAAAAGTGTCGACCTGGATTCGTTGTTAACATTTTTGTCGAAATGTTCAAAATGGAGATTGTCGAAAAAAAGGGGACTAGTTGCCGACGGCTGGTTTTGGTGTCTGTCGCGATGAGCCACGTCCAAACCGGACTGACTCTGACTCACATGATTCGCATCATACTCGCTTATGTAGTCGTGAAATCAAGACCTTGAAAACTGCTTCACCGGGAAACGCATTCTGAAAGGTTGGTTCGACCTTCCAAAATCTTCGTTTGGGAACAAATTTATGCTCCCCAAACGAAGATTTTGGAAGGATTGACAAAAGATGAAATGCGACTTTTCGAAGCACTTTTCAAGGGCGTGAGTACTCGATTTTGGCTACGAACAATTGAAAATCCATTCGAAAATCA